AAAACTACGGAATCTGCAATTATGCAACCATAACAAGTAATGTATTTAACAATTCTATAATTGGTTTCACGTTGGGGGATTATATTGCTTTCCGAGTTCCGCGGAGCTTACTGCCAGACTGGGACGAAAACAATGCAAGCACTGAACCGTGGATTAACTGGCTAAGAAAGCAGAAAGAAGCAGGGAACCCAGTAATTGTGCAGTATGCACTCAAAACCCCCATCGAGCGGGATCTCACCCCAGAAGAGATTGCTGCCTACAAGGCCCTGCATACCAACTATCCAACCACGGTAATCAGTAATGACGCAGGGGCACACATGGAAGTGGCGTATGTGGCTGATACCAAAAACTACATTCACAATCTGGAAGAACGTCTCAATGCCAAGTTGGTTAATATCCAGTCTGCATTGATAAGCCAGAAAATCAGTGGAGGGTTGGGGGGGGCATAAAAGTAACTGACAGTTCCAGGGTGCCGGTTGTGCGGTTCGCTATGTGGGGGAAAACGGAACAGGTGCGGACGAGTGGGAAGAATCTGTTTGATATAAGCAGTTTAAAAAAATATGAGATAAACAATAACAATTTAAAAGCATCCGTTGTTGATGGCAAAATAATTTTGGAAGGAAAGGGAGTTACGACAAAGGAAGTAATTTTCTTCTGTTTGAATAAAACTGATGATTTATTAAAACTTAATCCCGGAAAATATACACTTTCTTTTAAAAGTAATATGCCGACTGGAACTGCTCATGAAAGTAAGACTGTCGAGGCCTTTGCTATTATTAAAAAAGCTGATGGTTCGAGTGATTATTCATCAACTGGAAACAAAGGATGGACAACATTTGATATTGCAGAAGGCGATATGATGTATTTGCGTTTTGACATAAATAACGGAACTATGTCGGCTGAATTCTATGATATTCAACTTGAATACGGCTCTTCCGCCACTGCCTACGAACCATACTCTGGTAATTTCCCGTCCCCCTCTCCTGACTGGGAACAGCCCATCGAGATAACCGACCAGCCTGTGACCGTTACTGTAAAGGGCGGCACAGAGCAGCAGTCTATCACCCTGAGTCCACCAAAGCCAATGACCAAGTGGGACAAGCTGGAAAAGGTGGATGGAGTGTGGTGCTGGGTGTATCAGTCAAGGTGGGTGGAGTCCTACACAGATGAAAACATCACGGGAGAGTATATTTCTACAACAGGAGAATTGAGCGCAGGGGCAGATGTGTATTATAGGACAGATACACCGGAGTCTATCCCCCTTTCCCCATCCGAGCAGGACAAGCTCAACACCCTCACGATGTACGCCCCAGAAACCGAAATTACAAATACCGGCGGTTGTAATATGGAACTGACCTACACCGTAGATACAAAATCCTATATAGACAAGAAAATAGCGGAAATTAGCACCGCAGTATTGGAGGTATAAATGTACGATATTATCAAAAATGTAATCACGTCCGGAAGTTATGAGCTGACGGATATCCTCAAAAAGATTGACACCATCTGGCTTCAAGGCGCCCTCACCGAGGAGCAGCGCACGGAGCTGATCGATCTGGCCCGTGCCAGTGCCGACCCGGAAAACAGTTATGCCCCATTACAGAAGCAGATCGACACCCTGTACACCAATATGACGGAGATGGGAAAGACGATCCTCAGCCTGGCTGATAAGATTACCAAGTTGGAGGGCGGCAGCGTTACCCCGCCGGAGGCAGACGAGTATCCCGTATGGGTACAACCCACAGGGGCGCATGATGCCTATAACACAGGGGATAAGATGACATACACAGACGGCAAGCGGTATGTCTGCCAGATGGATGGCTGCGTATGGGGGCCAGATACATATCCGGCAGGTTGGAAACTGGTAGAATAACGGAGGATTACCATGGAAATACGAAAAGAGATTAAGCAGATAAATTGTTATGCAGGTCAAAACCGCCCTAAGTGGATTGTAATCCATGAGACGGATAATTACAGTAAAGGTGCCGGTGCGCTCAAACACGCTCAGGCCCATAAAAACGGCAACCTGTCCACGTCTGTGCATTGGTATGTGGACGATACGGTAGCAGTACAGACGTTATATTACAGCGACGGTGCTTATGCTGTAGGTAGACAGTACGGTACGCCTCTGGTAGCCGGAGTCACCAACACCAACAGCATTAACATTGAGATCTGCGTCAACCCGGACTCTAATTATGATACCGCCCGTGCTAACTGCATAGAGCTTGTGCGCCAGATCATGGCAGAGCTGGAGATACCTGCCGATCATGTAATCCGGCACTACGATGCCAAGCGCAAGTACTGCCCCCGTAAGATGCTGGATCAGCCGCAGCTGTGGACAGACTTCAAGGCAGCGTTGGCCGAACCGCAGAAAAAATCAGGCTGGCAGCAGGAAGACGGCGGTTGGAGGTATTACCTCGGTAACGGTCAGCCAGTCCGCAACGATTGGTACTGGTATGGGGGTAAGTGGTACTGGTTTGACGGCGCAGGCATGATGGTGTCCAATGTCTGGTACAAGTATAAAGACCACTGGTACTACCTGGGCGCTGATGGTGCTATGGTAACAGGCCAGCAGACCATAGACGGTAAGTGGTACATCATGGACGATCAGGGCCGGATGATTACAGAGCCGGTGATACTGACGCCGGATCAGGATGGGGCGCTGAGATGGCCAGGGCTGGTGGAATAA